TAATCCTGACGATAAGCCATTTACTGGAAATAAGCAGGTTGAATGCGATTACATGTTATCTGCATTAAGGCGCATGGAGTTGAGAGGGCACCTTAATGAAATATATGACGGTGTAATTGTTAATAAGAAAGAAGGAAACGCAGCATGATCACTATTACCAAAGAACGCCTGCTGACAATCCAGCAGTGGCGCGAAACATACGGACCTGGTAGCAACGTTGTACTGCCAGCAGAAGAAGCGGAAGAACTGGCACGAATTGCTCTGGCATCGCTGGAGCAGAATGCACTATCTGGCAACTCTCGGCTTATTCCTGGTGAAGTGTTGTCCGCAATCCGGGAGGTTGCCAAGATTCGTGCCGATTTCGATGATTTTGACGGTGACAGGCGAGGTATCGGTGATTGTCTGGATGAGGCCGAGCAAGAGCTTATCGTTACCATTAACAAATATGCCAGTCAGTTGGCAGCAGAACCGATAGCGACTAATGACGTTCGAGAGCAGCAGACAGCCGTTCCGCCAGTTCCGGAAATACAGGATGATGTCGCGCAAGCAATTGAAAATCTCAAGCAGAAGTTAGTGGAATGCAATCGCTATAACTACTGCGCAGATGCAGTTAAAGGCGTAGAGGATGCCTGCCACGCTGCCATGCTTCATAGTGCCGAACCTGCAAGTAATCATGAAGAGTTGCCGCTTGATTATCTCCAAGGTCAAAAAGATGGTCTTGAATGGGCTGCGCAGCTTGCAGAAGCAAATCACCCACAAACTGGCGACTGGCTTTACGATGACCCGCTGGAGGTGGCTAAAGCTATCAGAAAAGGTCCTGACATGCCCGAATTCGATGGACCAACTCCGGCAACTCCGGATGGTTGGATAAGCTGTAGTGATCGAATGCCGGAAGACACCAAAATGTTACTGGCATTTAGTCAAGGTGAAATCGTGGCCGCATATTGGAACTGGGTTGTAAATCCAATTGATTACAAAAAATATAGAGCTTTCACGTATTTATCAGGAAATATCTTGGATGACGTAACTCACTGGATGCCGCTACCAGAACCGCCGCAGGAGGTGAAGTGATGAACAAGTGCAACGCTCTGCTTTATGCCATGGTGATTGGTTTCGGCCTGGCTGCTGGTATCCGGGTTTATATTACCTGGGAGTCATTAATCAATCTGGCGTGGAGTGCGATTCGTGGCTAAATCCCCCGCAGAACGCAAAGCCGCGCAGCGCGCTCGGCAGTCCGCCGCCGGTGAGCGCAAAATTGAACTGGTGCTGGATAAGCAGGAGCAGGAAATGCTGGAGCGTAACTGTGCCACGCGTCGCCCCGGGCGTGCGCCTTACGAATTTGGGGAGTATATAGCGTTACTGATCCGCCAGGATGATGCACGCGTGCGCGGGCGTATAAAATCGATTAGCAGAAAACGTTGCGGTAAGTGCGGCGAGAAAGTTCCCGTTAATTCATGCCCGTGTAATGGTGACTCGCAATGCTGGGTGACTAAAGGCTGGCATGAAACTAAATTAATAGTGTGACATGTCACGAGTAGATTATGCATGATGAATTTGATGGGTTTTGAATACTGCCGCCAACTATGGCGGCTTTATTTTGCATGGTACTATTACCACAACGGTAACAATTACCAGGGTGGTTATGATGCCTGCTGAACCTAAAACCTATAAACGCAAATCAACGCAATTTAAGCCACTAACCGCAATGCAGGAGGCTTATTGCCAGTCATACATCAAAACGCCTGAAAACCAGACTCAGGCAGCGATTAACGCAGGATTCTCCCCAAATACAGCGGCAGTTAAAGCCAGTGTCATGATGCGCGATGAACGCATTCAAAAACGGATTGCCGAGTTGATGGAGGAGCGCAACAAACGAATGCGCGTCAGTGCCGATTACGTTCTCATGCGCCTGGTGGAGATCGACCAGATGGACGTGATTGATATCCTCAACGACGATGGGAGCCTTAAGCCAATCCGCGAGTGGCCGAAAATCTGGCGCACTACGCTTAGTGGCTTTGATCTGTCATCGACCATCATGAACATGAACGAGGATTCGATAGAGACAATCCTCAAAAAAATTAAATGGCCTGACAAGGTGAAGAACCTCGAACTGATTGGTAAGCACGTCGACGTCAACGCATTCAAAGAACGCCTGGATGTTAATGTGAATGTGACAATTGCTGATCGCATAGCGGCAGCCAGGAAGCGACTCAAAGAACGTCAGGATGGTAATCAGTGACAGATACAGCGTTATCTCCTGAAGAGCAGTTGATCGAGGATATTGCAGGGTTCACTCACGATCCGCTTGGCTATGCCCTCTATGCGTTCCCGTGGGGGGAAGAGGGGACTGAACTGGCACATGCTACCGGCCCACGTCAATGGCAGGCTGATGCGTTCCGAGAGATACGTGATCACCTGCAGAATCCAGAGACGCGATATCAGCCGCTTATGCTGGCACGTGCTTCTGGTCACGGTATTGGTAAATCCGCATTCATCTCAATGCTGATCAACTGGGGCATGTCCACTTGCGAGGATTGTAAGGTTGTGGTGACCGCCAACACCGACAACCAGCTACGAACGAAGACCTGGCCGGAAATTATCAAGTGGTCGAACCTTGCTATCACGAAAGACTGGTTTACCTGTACCGCTACCGCGATGTACAGCAATGATCCTGGACACGACAAGCGGTGGCGAGCTGACGCAATCCCCTGGTCTGAGCACAACACTGAGGCATTCGCCGGACTACACAACGAGCGCAAACGCATCATTGTGGTATTCGATGAAGCGTCGAACATTGCGGATCTGGTGTGGGAAGTTGCCGAGGGTGCGCTAACGGACGAAGACACTGAGATTATCTGGGTGGCGTTCGGAAACCCGACGCGTAATACCGGACGTTTCCGCGAATGTTTCCGCAAATATAAACACCGCTGGAAAACTGCGCAGATTGACAGCCGGACGGTGGAAGGCACTAACAAACAGCAGTTGCAGAAATGGGTTGATGACTACGGGGAAGATAGCGACTTCGTTAAAATCCGTGTGCGCGGCATATTCCCGGATGCATCTGAATTGCAGTTTATCCCTACCGGACTTACTGACGAGGCAATGAAACGGGTGGTCACCGCTGCGCAGGTTGCACATGCTCCGGTGATAATCGGCGTTGACCCGGCATACTCCGGTGTTGATGACGCGGTGATATATCTGCGGCAGGGGCTGCACAGTAAGGTGCTGTGGACCGGCAACAAGACCACTGACGATCTGATTATGGCAAAGCGTATCGCTGACTTTGAAGACCAGTATCAGGCTGACGCGGTGTTCATCGACTTCGGTTACGGTACCGGGCTGAAGTCAATCGGTGACGGTTGGGGGCGCACATGGCAACTTGTTCCGTTCGGTGGCGCGTCTACTGACCCGCAGATGCTCAACAAGCGTGGGGAGATGTTCAACTCATGCAAGACATGGCTGAGGCTGGGCGGCATGCTGGATGACCAGGAAACAGCGGACGACCTGTCGGCGGCAGAGTACAAAGTTCGAGTGGACGGTAAAATCGTTATCGAACCGAAGGAAGATATCAAGGAGCGGCTTGGGCGTTCGCCGGGTAAAGGCGATGCGCTACTGCTGACGTTTGCGTTCCCTGTGTCTAAGCGTCTGCGAATTCCCGGGCAGCAGAACCAGCAAGGCAAGGCCATTACAGATTACGATCCCTATGCTTAATCCGTTAGCGGGGATAATGACGGAGATATCCTCTGGTGAGGATAAAACAAAGCCAGCTCATCGGCTGGCTGTTTGTGACATGTCACGGTGTTATTGCTCGCTTAACTTCTGCTTCAGCAAGTAACCTTCAAGCATCCAGATTTTGTTTACAGCATTCTGCCGGGCAATCTTCCGACCAATTTCCGCATCAAAGTTTTCCGGGCTTGCACAGGCGCTCTCTCCGGTGACGGTGAAGCCGTTGCGCAGCACCAGAACGCAGAAAGTCAGCAGAGAAAGTGATTCGTGCGGCTGGTAGTTTACCTCTCCGCCAGTATGTTTCGCTTTTATGGCTACGCCAAAGACACCATCTTCTGCTGTGAAATATGCCTCCTGAGCAATAATGCTCTCGATATGGTCTGGCGTAACGCGCGGCGCGGCTAAACCTTTAGCCTGAATTTCAGATTCAATGTCTTTGTCACTCATAGTCTAATCTCACCTTAAAAAAATGCCCGGCGAACCGGGCGAACTGGAAGCAATGAGTTCTGCCTTCCGTGGCTGTACGGGTTTACAGCATGAAGTCATCGCAATGGCGTCCTGCTGTAAAAAGGGCGGTGATAGTCCTTCAAGGGAAACCATCACCGCCAAGCACCTGGAACTTCTGGTATCACGGTCCTTAGGCGTGATTCTGGCGTGGCATGCAGGATTCGAACCTGCGACCAACCGCTTAGAAGGCGGTTGCTCTGTCCAACTGAGCTAATGCCACAACGCTGAGAGCACTTAGCCTGTTAAGGCGCCACACTTTGTCGCGGCTCCATAAATGCTCTCATCGTTGTACCCTCGTCTCTTCCGAGGCGTCACACCGAATCGCCGGGATGGTGAATCCCCGTGCGCGGAATAAAACCGCTCGACTTGCACATTCCGGCTACCTGGTTCGTTTGCCCGAGCAAGGGAGGGTGCCCCTTAAACGTATCCAGACCGCTATCGGCGCATGTGCCATACGCCGTACTGCTCAAAATAAAATCTCACTCCACCTGTTCAATTTAACGACAAGCCAGTCAGGTTAGTAGCCGGAATGAGCTCTTTAGTTACCTGAAAGGTAATAATTCACGCGTCAAATGTCAACCTTCTACGATAAATAAATCATATGTGGTTAAATTGGTAATAATTTAATTGCGTACGGAGTCATTGATATGTGCATGGGTAGCTCACCATCAGTGCCTGCAACACCAGAAGTTCAGGCAGCACCACAGGAGCAGGATGCCGCCGTTGTTGATGCCCGCGACGAAGAAACACGTCGCCGTCGCGCTGCTGCTGGTCGTAGTTCTACGCTGCTTACCGGTTCTCAGGGCGACACATCAACCGCTAATACCAGCGGTAAAACGCTGCTTGGTCAGTAACCGGAGTCATTGAAATGGCGGAAACAACTAAAGAGCGATTGAACAAACAGTTCGCACAACTTGAAAGCGAGCGTCAGTCGTTCGAGCCGCACTGGCGCGAGTTGAGTGATTACATCAACCCGCGTGGTTCCCGCTTTCTGACTTCTGAGGCCAACCGTAACGATCGGCGCAATACACGCATTATTGATTCGACCGGGACTATGGCGGCGCGCACTCTCGCCAGCGGCATGATGTCAGGCATCACAAGCCCCGCGCGTCCGTGGTTTCGCCTGGCTACGCCAGATCCTGAAATGATGGATTATGGCCCTGTTAAGTTGTGGCTTGAGGCAGTTCAGAACCGCATGAACGATATGTTCAATAAGTCGAATCTCTACCAGTCTCTTCCGCAGTTATACGGAAGCCTCGGCACATACAGCACTGGTGCAATGGCAGTGCTGGAGGATGACGAGGACATCATTCGCACAATGCCATTCCCGATAGGCAGTTACTACCTGGCTAACTCACCTCGTGGCAGTGTTGACACCTGTTTTCGCAAGTTCTCTATGACTGTTCGTCAGCTTGTTCAGGAGTTCGGGCTAAATAACGTCAGCGAATCCGTAAAAAGCATGTGGGAAAGCGGCAACTACGAGAAGTGGATTGACGTGATGCATTCGGTTTACCCGAACATTGACCGCGATACATCGAAGCTGGATAGCAAGAACAAGCCATTCAAATCGGTTTATTACGAGGTTGGTGGCGATAACGACAAGTTGTTGCGTGAGTCCGGATTTGATGAGTTTCCAATTATGGCTCCGCGCTGGGAAGTTAATGGCGAAGATGTTTATGGATCATCATGCCCGGGTATGCTGGCGCTTGGACCTGTTAAGGCATTGCAGCTTCTCCAGAAGCGCAAGTCGCAGTTGATTGATAAAGCCACCAATCCGCCGATGGTTGCTCCGACTTCCCTCAAGAATCAGCGCGCCTCCCTTCTTCCTGGCGACATCACGTATATCGATCAGATTACTGGTCAGGATGGCTTCAGGCCTGCTTATCTGGTTAACCCCAGTACAGCAGATTTGGTGGCAGACATTCAGGACACTCGTCAAATCATTAACAGCGCCTACTTTGTCGATCTGTTCATGATGTTGCAGAACATCAATACCCGCTCGATGCCTGTTGAAGCGGTGATCGAAATGAAAGAAGAAAAACTTCTGATGTTGGGGCCGGTTCTGGAGCGTCTGAACGACGAATGTCTTAATCCTCTCATTGACCGCGCTTTCTCGATGATGGTGCGTAAAAACATGCTGCCGCCACCGCCTGACGCGATGGAAGGTATGCCCCTGAAGGTCGAATACATTTCCGTCATGGCTCAGGCGCAGAAGTCTATCGGCCTGTCCAGTCTGGCGTCTACGGTCAACTTCATTGGTCAACTTGCGCAAGCGAAACCAGAAGCTCTCGACAAACTCAACGTTGATCAGGCGATCGATGCATTCGCTGATATGTCCGGAGTGTCTCCAACCGTCATTGTTCCGCAGGAACAGGTTGAGCAGGCTCGCCAGCAACGGGCACAGCAGCAACAGCAGCAACAAATGATGGCGATGGGAATGGCGGCGGCACAGGGCGCCAAGACGCTAAGCGAAGCTAAAACTTCGGATCCGAGTGTTTTGTCAGCTATGGCGAATGCAGTTAGTGGTCAGGGTGGGCAATCACAATGACAGATTACGAAGATGATCAACTGAAAGAAGAAAACGCCCGTAAACAACGTGACATGGCACAGCGTGAAATTGATGACATTCGCTTTGTCATGAGCAGTGAACAGGGGCGTCGCGTTGTCTGGTCGGTGCTGGAGAAAGGCCGTGTGTTTTCCGCTATCTCACCGATGGACGCTATGGCAATGGCATTTAATGAGGGGCAACGCAATCTGGCGCTGGAACTGTTTCAGCGCGTTATGGCGCATTGCCCTGAACAGTATTTGAAGATGGCCAAAGAGGCCAGTGAACAGGAGTGATCATGAATTTATTTGAGCGTTTGCTGTATCGCCGTCTTTGCAATGAGCAACCAGTCGATGGTGGAGCAGCTCCGGCTGCGTCAGAACCGTCAGCGCCTGCAGGTGATAACCCTGCTCCAGTTGGTGATCCATCACAATCGGAAGGTGATAAGCCACAACCTGTTGCTGATGGCGATAAACCTGCTGATGACAAAAAGCCTGAAAACGATAAGCAGGATGAAAAAAAGGACGGCGATAAACCAGAGGGTGCGCCTGAGAAGTACGAGTTTCAGGCTGCCGAAGGCGTAGAGCTGGATACAGAAGCGTTGAAGGAATTCGAGCCGGTGGCGCGAGAACTTAACCTGACCAACGAGCAAGCGCAAAAGCTGGTTGATGCTTATCCGAAGATTCTGGCAGGTGTGCAGCAGCGCCAGGCAGAAGCCTGGCAGAAAACAACCGAGCAGTGGGCTGCTGATGTAAAAGCTGACAAAGAAATCGGTGGCGACAAGTTGATTTCTAACCTTAGCGCCGCACAGCGTGCGCTTGACCAGTTCGGGACACCTGAACTCAAAGAATATCTGAACACCACCGGGCTGGGTAATCACCCTGATCTGGTCAAAACGTTCGTGAAAATCGGAAAGGCGATGTCTGAAGATGGCATGGTCACCGGTGGTAATGAAGGCCAGCGTAGTGCGGCCGAAGTGCTCTATGGCAAATAAGAGAGGAAATGACAATGGCTGTTAAAGGCTTAACTGCGCTAACGCTGGCTGACTGGGGTAAGCGCGTCGATCCAAACGGGAAAGTCGATAAGATTATCGAGCTTCTCGGTCAAACTAACCCGATCCTTCAGGATATGCCTTTTGTCGAAGGGAACCTTCCTACCGGACACCGAACCACCATTCGTTCTGGTTTACCTTCAGCTACCTGGCGTTTGCTGAACTATGGCGTACAGCCAAGCAAATCAACCACAGTGCAGGTAACCGATTCCGTTGGCATGCTGGAAACCTATGCTGAAGTCGATAAGTCACTGGCTGATCTGAACGGCAATACCGCCGAATTCCGCCTGTCTGAAGACCGCGCATTTATTGAAGCGATGAATCAGCAGATGGCGCAGACGCTGTTTTATGGTGATTCCAGCGTTAACCCTCAGCAGTTTATGGGACTGTCCTCCCGCTATTCCAGCCTGTCTGCAGGTAATGCTCAGAACATCATTGATGCTGGTGGCACGGGTACAGATAACACCTCAATCTGGTTAGTGGTGTGGGGCGAAAACACCGTGCATGGCATCTTCCCGAAAGGGCAGAAGGCTGGCATCCAGATGGAAGATAAAGGCCAGGTGACACTGGAAGATGCTAATGGCGGCAAGTACGAAGGCTATCGCACCCATTACAAATGGGACAACGGACTTGCTCTGCGTGACTGGCGTTATGTTGTTCGCATTGCAAACATCGATGTCAGCAATCTTTCAGAACCTTCCTCTGCCGCAAATATTGCGAAGTTGATGGTTAAAGCACTGCATCGCATTCCAAACCGTGGAATGGGTCGCCCGGTGTTCTACATGAACCGCACTGTAGGCCAGGCTCTTGATCTGCAATCTCTGGAGAAAACATCTCTGGCGATCAGCGTAAAAGAGACAGAAGGCGAGTGGTGGACTTCATTCCGTGGTGTACCAATCCGTGAAACTGATGCGCTTCTGGAAACAGAAGCCCGTGTGGTGTAACGCCTGTTATTAACCAGTGGGTCGTAACAGACCCACTAATGGAGAAAGAAGATGATCACCGACAAACTGTTGATGTTCTCCGAAGCACAGGCGGTAACTGATACCGCGGCTTCTACTGACGTAATCGATCTAGGTCCAATTGATGGAAATCGTCGCGATATCGGCGTGGGTTACCCGCTTGAGTTTTGGGCGCTGGTTAACGAAGCCGCCACGGCAAGTGGTGAGGCAACTGTAAACATCCAGTTGCAGACGAGTGAGAATAACAGCTCATGGTCCACTATTTATGATAGTGGCGCACTGGCAAAGGCTACCCTGACAGCAGGTAAACGAGTTGTTTCTGCAAAGGTGCCTGCCGGTGTTCAGCGATATCTGCGTGTTAACTACTCCGTCGCAACTGGCCCACTAACGGCCGGCAAATTCACTTCCGGCATTAACCTGGATGTTGATGCAAATACGCCGTATCCGATCCGCTCCAAAGTAACCGGCTAAGGGGATATCGATGTCAGGTGAGAAACCGAAGTACCGCGTTCTGCGCCTCTCTCATATCCACAATAACCTGTGGCCGGAGGGCTCTGAAATTGAATACGACGGCGAGCCAGGTAGTGCACTGGAGCCCATCAACGATGCAGCGAAGGCGGCGAAAGCAAAGGTTACAGGTAAAGCAGCAGAAACCGTAACCAGTGCCAAACCCATCAACGATGCAGCCGAAGATGGCGATCTGGATAAGATCCGCGAAGAGTATGAACTGCTCTTTAACGAGAAGCCGCACCATAACGCCAAAGCCGAAACGCTTCGCGAGAAAATCGCAGATAAGCGCAAAGAACTGGGCGTGTAAGCCTCGCGTATCAGACAAGGGGCTTCGGCCCCTTTATTGCAGGAGTGTATATGGAACTGGTCAACCTCAAAACCGGCACCGACAGCTACCAGGACGAGAGCGGAGAAACCAAAAACCGCGACGAATATCCATGGGGGCTTTGCATCACGTTGAACAATGACACGCTGAATAAGCTCAAGGCGCAACCGCAGGGTGTAGGAACCGAAGTGATGATTACTGCTAAGGCGGTAATTCGCGGACTGTCTGCCCGCGAAACTGATGACGGCGTTAACCGTAGCGCAGACCTGCAGATCACCGACATGGCGATCGCACCTGCAACCGGCGAGCCGGATAAATCCGCTGCTGAAACCCTTTACGGTAACGGGGGTGAGTGATGGCTTCTGTTGTCGAGATCTGCAACCGCGCGCTGTCGAATATCGGCAACAGTCGCAGCATCAATAGCCTGACTGAGGCCAGCAAAGAGGCGGGGGAGTGTTCCCTGCATTTCGATGCCTGTCGTGATGCTGTGCTTTCTGATTTTGACTGGAACTTTGCTACCAAACGCGTGGCGCTTGCAGATACGAGCAATCCACCGCCTGACTGGGCGTATGCGTATCAGTACCCGTCTGATTGCCTGCGCATCACTGAAATCATGCTTCCCGGTGTTCGCAATCCAACAGCAGCAATGCGCGTTCAGTACGAAGTTGGTGCAGACACCGACGGAACAGGAAAGTTGATCTACACAGACCAGCCGCAGGCATGGCTCAAGTATGTCTCTCGCGTTTCAGATGTGAACATGTTTGATGCCATTTTTATGGAGGCGTTGGCCTGGCGTCTTGCGGCAGCTATTAACATGGCGCTGACTGGGAATGCAGACCTCGGTACGTTTGCCCTCAATATGTACAATCGCGTGATTCTTAGTGCTGGCTCGCATAGCCAGAATGAATCACAGGAACCACAGCCACCGGTTGACGAGTTTACCATTGCGAGGTTGTCCTGATGGCTATCAGTTGGATCCAGCCCAGCTTTGCCGGTGGTGAGATTGGACCGTCGTTGTACGGTCGTATCGACATGGCGAAGTACCAGGTGGCATTGCGCAAGTGCGATAACTTTATCGTGCGGCAGTATGGCGGCGTTGAGAATCGACCTGGTACGCGTTTTGTCGGTGCCGCCAAATACCCAAATCGGAAATGCCGCCTGATCCCGTTCCAGTTCTCGACGGTTCAGACTTATGCTCTGGAGTTCGGACACCAGTACATGCGCGTTATCAAAGATGGTGCGTTGGTGCTGAACAGCAGCAATGTTATTTATGAAATTGCCACGCCATATACTGAAGCCGATCTGTTCCGAATTAAATTCACGCAAAGCGCAGACGTGCTTACGCTGGTTCATCCGGCATACCCGCCGAAAGAGTTGCGCCGCTATGCGCATGACAACTGGCAACTGGTTGATGTGGTAACGAAGAACGGGCCATTTGAAGATATCAATATTGACGAGTCAGTGACGGTTTATGCCAGCGCCAGCACTGGGACAATTACGTTAACGGCAAGCGCCTCAATTTTTGGCGCGGAGCAGGTAGGCAAATTGTTCTATCTGGAACAGCCTGCAGTGGATTCTGTGCCGGTATGGGAAACCAGTAAGAGTACGTCGATTGGCGATATTCGCCGTGCAGACAGTAACTACTATCGCGCCGTTACAGCAGGCAAAACAGGCACTTTGCGCCCTTCGCATACAGAAGGCACATCATGGGATGGCTGGGGCGGATCCGGTGATGATGATACCGGCATTGAGTGGGAGTATCTGCACAGTGGTTTTGGCATTGCCCGTATCTCTGCTGCAAATGGAACTACTGCAACTGCCGAGGTGATTTCCTATATCCCTTCGCAGGTAGTTGGCGAGGATAATGCCAGCTATAAATGGGCTAAATATGCCTGGAACAGTATTAACGGTTATCCTGGCACTGTTGTTTATTATCAACAACGCCTTTACTTCGCCGCATCGACTGCGTTCCCTCAGACTATCTGGGCCAGCCGTACCGGGGATTATAAGGATTTTGGCAAAAGCAATCCTACGCAGGATGACGACAGAATTATCTACACCTATGCCGGGCGTCAGGTTAATGAGATCCGTCACCTGATTGATGTTGGTTCGCTGGTGGCGCTGACTTCCGGAGGTGAGTACGTCATCACTGGCGACCAGAACAAAGTGCTTACCCCATCATCATTTGCATTCAGCTCTCAGGGATCAAATGGCTCGAGCAATGTCCCACCAATTGCCGTGGCGAATATTGCTCTGTTCGTCCAGGAGAAAGGCAGTGTTGTCCGTGATCTGGCCTACTCATTCGATGTTGACGGCTATCAGGGGAACGACCTGACCATCCTTGCCAATCATCTTTTTCAGAAGCACAGCATTGTTGACTGGTGCTTCTCGATTGTCCCTTACTCCAGCGCCTTCTGCATTCGTGATGACGGTAAATTACTGGTGATGACCTATTTGCGTGATCAGCAGGTTTTTGCATGGGCACCACAATCCAGTACCGGAAAATATGAAAGCACATGCAGTATCAGCGAAGGCAATGAAGATGCGGTGTATTTCGTCGTTAACCGAACCGTTAACGGGCAAACAGTGAGATACATAGAGCGACTGTCCAGCCGTTTATTTACCAGCGATGAAGATGCTTTCTTTGTTGATTCTGGCCTTAGCTATGATGGAAGAAATACGTCTGACAGAACGATGACCATCACTGGTGGTTCTGGTGAATGGGATTACCGTGCGGAATATACAATCAGTGTTTCTGGTGGTGCGTACTTCACCAGTAGTGATGTCGGCGCGCAACTACAGTTCCCTTATACCGGAACTGATCCTGATACTGAAGTGTCAAAAGAATTACGTTGCGACATTATTTCTGTAACCAGCAATACCGCTGTAGTGGTTCGTGCTAACAGGAACGTCCCGCCATCCCTCAGGAATGTGGCCACCACGAACTGGCAGATGGCGCGCCGGACATTTGGAGGCCTGTCTCATCTTGAAGGCCAGACCGTAAACATTCTCTCTGATGCGAACGTGGAACCACAGAAAGTGGTTTCCGGAGGTGCCGTCACGCTGGAATCACCTGGGGCTGTAGTGCACATCGGCCTGCCAATAACTGCTGAATTCGAAACACTGGATATCAACATTAACGGACAGGAAACGCTGCTGGACAAAAAACAGGTGATCCCGTCCGTTACTCTGGTTGTGAATGCCAGTCGTGGCATCTGGGCGACTACGCCCGGCGGTAAATGGTACGAATATCCACAGCGTGAATTCGAGTTCTACGATGATCCTGTTGATGACGCTACCGGAAAAGTAGAAGTGAAACTGGACAGTAACTGGGGCAAAAACGGACGTGTAAGAATCCGTCAGCTTGACCCGTTGCCGCTGTCTGTTCTTGCCGTTATTCCTCGTCTTACTGTTGGGGGATTCTGATGATCGATGTTCGAATTATTCCCGCCACCGAAGAGCATCTTCAGATGATTTTGCCGGATGTTCGTCAGGTTGATATTGACGAACTGTATGCGGTATCGCTGATGACTACCGAAGATGCGCTGCGTGTTGGTCTTCGCACTGCGACTATGGCCTGGTCAGGGTTCGCGAACGGAGAACTGGTAACCATGTTTGGTGTATCTCCGGCGTCAATGATCGGTGGCAATGGTACACCCTGGCTGGTAGGAACCAGCCGTATTGAAAAATATCAGAAGACATTTCTTCGCCACTGCCGACCTGTATTGCAGCAGATGCTGGCAGTTTATCCGCGCCTGGAAAACTACGTCGACGAGCGAAACCATGTTGCCAAAGCATGGCTGCACTGGCTTGGATTCAGGCTTGAAGAAGCCGCGCCTTATGGTGCTCTTGGTCTTAATTTCCACAGATTTCACATGGAGAGAAAATAATGTGCGATCCGGTTATTGCTGGTGGCGCAATGCTCGCCATGAGTGGCATTCAGGCATACACCCAGTACCAACAGGGAAAGTATGCCTCGAAGGTTGCAGAAGCGAACGCAGATATAGCCACTGCTCAGGCAAATGATGCAATAAACAGAGGTAACGCTGAAGCTGAGCAACGGCGCAGAGAGACCCGACAGCGGCTTGGTACTCAAGCGGCGACAATGGGGGCGACCGGCGCCGATTTATCTACCGGTAACGCGCTGGATATATTTGGCGACACTGCCCAGTTTGGCGCTCTTGATTCGCTGACGACGGTGAATAACGCGCAACGCGAGGCTTACGGTTATCAGGTTCAGGCTGCCAACTATAAAGCAGAAGCCAGTTCAGCCCGTAAACAGGGGAATGTGGGAGCAGCAACAACATTGCTCACTGCGCCTCTGAAGGCATACGGTGCGTACCAGATGTTTGGTGGGACGTGGAGTCCGTTTACTCAAAGCACTCCTGCGCCAATCGGGGCAGCAGCAGGAACCAGATTACCCGGAGGATTATAATGCCAGTCGTACCAACAATATCCGGACGTCAGGTGCAAAGTCGTGGTGTGCAAACCGGTGGTTTTCAGACCTTCGATGTTCCTCAAGCAGGTCAGGTGCTGGCGAATGTCGCAGATCAGTATGCGGTGGCATATGGTGAAGCCAGGCAGAAAGCGAATGTTGCATTGTCTCAGGATGCCATCCTTCAGCTTAATCAGCGCAGCAATGAACGTCTTTATAACCCTCAAACCGGTTTTTATGCACAACAAGGCAAAAATGCGATTGGTAAGGGGCAAGAGTACATATCTGGATTTGATCAGGATGTGGAAGAAATAGCTGCTTCATTGACTGATGAAGCAGCAAGAAATATGTTTTTGCAACAAGCCAGAACACAGAAAATTCAGTTCAGTACTGGAGTTCTCAGACATGAGATAGGGCAGACAAATGCCTATGAAGATGAGCAATATCAGGCAACGAGAAAATTATGGATACAAAATGAAGCGGATGCCTGGAATGACCCGCAAACTGCCACCTTAGCCCGAAATTCCAGAATGGTAGCCATTGCCAGATATGGAGCTGCCAGGGGATGGTCACAAGAACGCATTCTGGAAGAAATAGAAAGTGATGATCGCAGTGCCACAGAAATGCGGGCGAAGAATTATGCCGCTGCCAATCCAGAAGGATGGCTAAATGGTCTGTTTCAGAAAAATGATTCTGGAGGCATGGACATGCGTGCCATACGCCTTGTTGAATCAGGTGATCGACATTTTAATCCTGATGGTAGTCTTCTTGAGGGACCGATAACATCTTCTGGAGAGAGAGCACAGGGGAAATACCAGTTAATGCCGGGCACAGGAAAAGAACTGGCGGCCAAGCGTGGCGTTGAATACAACCCTACGGACGAACAACAGCATGAAATGCTCGCCAGTGACTATGTAAATCAACTGTATGGTAAGTACGGTTCCGAAATATTGACCGGAGCAGCATATAACTGGGGGATGGGTAACGTGGATAAACTGATCGCCAAAGTCGGTGATCCACGTAAAGGTGAAATATCAGAAGAAGAATTTATCCGAAATCTTCCATCAGAAACACAAGGGTGGCTTTCCCGATATAGAAAAAATAAAACTGGAATGGATCCGCTGACTATTTATCAAATAGATAACCTTGCTAATAGTCAGATAGAAAAGCAAAGGAAGTTAATATTAGAACAGCTTGAGCCAGCTATTAATAACACCATGGCACAGCTATATAACGGTGAGGTTCCAGATTATATACCGGCTCAGGAGACCATCATCAGGGGGTATGGAAAAAACGCAGATAAAATAATCAATCAACTGGATATAGCGATTGATAACGCGAGAATATTCCAGGCAATTCAGTATTTGCCTCCTTCTCAGCAGCAAGAAGAAATGCAGAAAGTGAAGCCTGAGGTTAACGATCCTCACTATGCGTTAAAACTCGATGCTTACGGAAAATTGTCTGCATTGCTTCAGAGATCAAATGAAGCAATTCAGGCGCAACGGGATTCACGCAGATTCAATGAGGCGCTGACAATAGGTGAAAAATTAGACCCAAGCAACAAGTCAATGCAGAAAGCTGCTGATTACACAGAAATGGCGCAGAACTTTCGTATTAATGATGCCTCCACTCATGATGGGGTTGTTCGGCTTGTGGCTCAGACTGGCATAATGCCTTCGCAGGTCATCACGCAGCTTTCAGCAGTATCCCGATCCAGCAATCAGGAAGTGGTTAAAAATGCGGCGGAACTGTTTAGTCGGTTATATGAAACAGACAATGCATCTATTGGAAATATGCCGAAGGATATGCAGGGTTTTTATCTGACTGTTAAGCAACTAACTGATTCTGGCATGTCTGCTGATGCGGCTATCGAGCAGGCGCAGAACCTTACGTACAACCAGACCGATGCTCTTAAAGCTCAATTGGCATCAACGCAGAGTTCAAAAGAGTACAAAAATGATCGCAGCAAGGCGATGAATTCTGCTGTCAGCAATATGGCGCAGTGGTTCCGTTGGGATCCGTCTGCGGATGACCAGACGCCGGAAGCAGCTAGATTCCGTAATGACTATCAGACGCTGTATGACATTAACTACCGCGTTGCTGGTGGTAACGCTGACGTAGCGAAGCAAATGACCAACCAGCAGATAGCCCGCACCTGGAGTATCAGCGAGGTTAACGGAGAAGCGCAGTTTATGAAATATGCACCGGAGGCGCTTTATCAATATGGGCCGTCAGGCTGGCAGGCGGCGCAGTGGAAAGCTGAAAAAGAACGGCTGATGTACGGTGAGCGCAAAGAGATTATAACAACCAGTCCGACGTTGCTTGGGATCACGTCAGGTAATGCTCCTGTAGTTGAGACAAAAACCCCTGAGAGTCGTATTAATGGAGAATTATTCATAACCCCTGACGTGTTAACACCTCGTAATGGTGATTACGCCATTATGGTAAGAACTAAGGATGAAAATGGCATCGATCGGGTCCAGCCGTTTTATAACAAACATGGGCGTCCTATGCGTTGGGAACCATCACTAGAAGATTGGGAACCTTATAAGAAAATGCAGCAGGAATGGGAGCAGTACGAGCAGGAAGAAATTATGCGTGGACAGGCTATACGAAACTTCAAAGACAAGCATCGCGCTCTGGATGAGCAGTATCAGCGCCTGCATAACGAACGTATGGACAAATTTAAAGATTACTTTTCGTGGGGATCTAAATAATGCCAGTTTATGCACAAGCTGAAGATCTTAATAACGGACTGATCCCGTCAGGTAATGTTTTGCCGGAACAAACTGGGTTTGATGTTGCCCTTCCGGAAGGGGCTAATCCTGAGCCATTGCCACCGGAGCCTTCCGTATGGGGGGCTGCAATGCGACAGAACAATATTCTGGCTGGTTTTTTCCGACCAGCCAGACAGTTTGAACCGGTCGAAGGTTATAACCCATATGCTGATAAAAATGAGTTGCACGGTTATGAATACTGGGGGGCGAAATTTGCAGATTCCCGATCGCCAGAGGAAACGGCGTGGATTAAGCAGCAGATAGATGATGAAAATGAAGACAGACGTTTATTGTCTGATGCTGGCGTAGTTGGAACTCTTGCCAGTATTGCTGCGGGAATGGATCCGGTTACTGTTGCGTCAATGTTTATCCCCGGTGCTCAAGGAGGGGCACTGGCGCGTATTGGCTCACAGATTGCGATTGGTGCTGCCGGTACAGCATTAAGCGAGGTTGTGCTGAATAATCAGCAAATAACACGCTCATGGGGTGAAAGTGCCGCTCACGTTGCAGCGGGTGCGATGATGAGCGGCGTGTTTGCCAGTGCTGGTGTTGCGCTTTCGCCATCCGTCCGGGCTGCAGCCACGCGTGAGGTTGCTGATGCTCTTGATAATATGAGCATTACATCAGCGACTGACAGGGCTGCCGCTTCGCTTTCTGATGGTGGTAGTGTTGGTGCTATGAAAATTGATACAGCGACTCTGGATGATTTAACCCCTGTTTCCGGTGGGTGGGTTGGAAAGGCTGCATGGAAAGCAGGGAGCTATCTTACTCCTTTGACAAGGTTAATGGAGTCTCCGTCCAAGACAGTGCGAAAAACAACGCTGGAGTTAGCCGAAAATAATTTCACCCTTAAAGGAAATGAAAGGGGGATTGAAACACCGGTAGCTGTAGAAACCCGTACACGTGGATGGCAGCGTGAAGAAGCTGCTGTTGTTGTCGGAAATAAACAGGCATACGCAAAGTATAAAGCTGATGGTGGCGACATGAGTTTTGATTCATTTCGTCAGCAGGTTGGGAATGCTATGCGAAGCGGTGATGTGCATGCTAATCCTGTTGTTCAGGAAACGGCGCAGGCGATGCGAACTGTATTAAATCGGGTGAAGGTTGAAATGCAAAAGCTTGGTTTATTACCGCCAGATGAAGAACTGAAAGCATTAGGCCAGGCAAGCTATTTTCCACGTATATATAAAGTTGGAAAAATAATCAGTGAACGCGATAAATTTCGACGTATTTTGGTTGACTGGTGGTCGAGAGGCAATAAAACACTGGATCCTGAGGATGCTGAAATTGCAGCGGATATCGTAATTAATAAAATTACTGGTGCTAAGGTTCCACAGGATTTTGTCAGCGTATTTTCTGTAAAAGCCGCAGGTAGTACGAAAGAAAGAACATTAAATGTTCCTGATAGTCTTATCAGGGATTATCTTGAAAGTGATGTGAATTACGTGCTGCAACGTCATATCCGTGAAGCGGCAGCAGAAATTGAGTTGACGAGAACATTTGGCAAACGAACTATGACTGAGCGTCTGCAATTAATTGAGGACGAATATGACAGTCTGTTACGGGAAGTGCCTGAAAAAATAAAGGCGAAATATGACGAAAGTGTGGCAAATCTGAAAGCACGTTATGAGAGCAATGGTGAAGTTGTTCCTCAGGGTAAACTCGATTCATTAATGCGAAAGTACGAAAAGGAATTACGGAAAGAACAGTCCAGACTTTCAAAATCAAGAGCAAATGATCTCAGAGACATAACAGCATTACGCGATCGTCTTGTTGGTACATATGGTATGCCTGATGACCCGTCTTCGTTTTTTGTTCGTGCTGGCGCTTTTCTGCGGGATGTGAACTTCACGACCAAACTCGGTGGAATGACAGTATCAGCTATTCCAGATCTGGCCAGAGGGGTTATGGTTAATGGTTTCCGTAACACCATGAAAGGCTATGCTTCTCAGATATCCCAATCACCGGCATTTAAGGCCAGCAAAGAAGAGATGTTGAAGATGGGGATTGGATTGGAAACTGTACTACATTCACGTTCTCGTGCAATTGGTGATCTTGTTGACAGTTCTTCCAGGACAACAGCAGTCGAAGCAGGAATGGAGCGAATTACTGATGCCTTCGGCAAGCTGACACTCATGGATCGATTTAATGACATAAACAAATCCATGAACGGAATGCTCACGTCAGACGGTATTTTGTCTGGTGCGTTTTCTGCACGTCGCATGGCAAAACTCGGTATCAACGACAATATGGCTGCGCGTATTCGCAGTGAGTTCGAGAAACATGGTGAGGTAATTGATGGATGGCACATTGGTAACTTTGATAAATGGGACGATCAGTACGTTGCCGGAGTATTCCAGTCAGCGGTTCTGAAAGACGTTAATAACACTATCATCACCCCCGGTATTGGTGACACACCTTTATGGGCGAGTACTCCAATGGGGCGAACGATATTTCAGTTTAAATCATTCACAACGGCTTCATACAACCGTGCGCTACTTGGTGGGTTACAGGAAGGAACTGCGCAATTTTATTATGGCACTGCATTTCAGATTGCTCTTGGCTCACTGGTCTATGCGCTTAAAGAAGCATCGAAAGGGAAAAATGTTGACTGGTCACCAGAGAAGCTGGTGCTTGAGGGTATAGATAGATCCGGTATTCTTGGGCCATTGATGGAATATAACAACATGGCTGAAAAGGCTACTGGTGGTGCTGTTGGGCTGGGGGCTTTATTTGGCACTGGCACACAGTCTAGGTATGCCAGTCGTGGATTCGTAGGATCTCTATTCGGACCGTCATTTGGTCTTGCGGATAGCATCATTGATGTGACCGCAGGAGTGTTGAATGGTGATGCCGGTGATCGTATTGTGCATAATGTCCGAACCCTGATACCCGGCAATAACCTGTTCTGGATTGCGCCACTAATAAACCAGGTGGATCCGGTGATGCGGTGAGTTAAACACCTTTAGCATGATTCAGGGGAAACCCCAATATTAAATATGAGTGACTCCCCTGAATCAGCATAATAATGTAATATTATTGACTTACGTTGTTTTCTTGCTTCGTAGAATAAACGCTCTTGCGGCGATAATTTGTGAAAACTGCCGGATGCACAATATATGTTTTTTAACTTTTCGCGGGTTTCTTTTATTGTATCTTCTGATATGTATTTTAGGTATTTATCCGTATAGATGTTGCTACTATAAGAAATTAATGTTTTGCTGTTGTTGTGATGTATTGTATTTTTATCGTTGAAGTCTGTATTTTTATTTACTGTCATTAGGTTTTTAATGATTACATGTAATACAATAGTCTCCCCATCATCAATTCCATATTTGATGTCATAGTCAGTATATTTATTTGTTATACCGCTTCCTGATAGCGGCACTATGTACTCTGAGAAAAATGAGTTTGCCGCGTGACCATCAAGAGCAATAGCAGTTTTTTTGTGGTAAAAATAAAACAATATTGAGAGAGTCAAAATAATAGCGACGCCTAATGCAACCTTTAATATAGATATGGTTTTCAAAATATCGCTCCTTGTTGTAACATACATCAGTAATGTGGCGTTTTTCAATTGTATTAAAGACGTGTAATATGTACACGCCTTTTGTTCTTCCTATTCAGGTATTTCAATTCCAAAACCATCTGCATCCCATGAGTTTTCACAGATGATGTAACCTAGTTCATTGAGCTTATTAAATGTTTTTTCAAAGATGATCTGGTAATCATTATCTGCAAGTGATTCCAGTTCAAGGTCATTAAGGTTTATATAAAAACTTGTATGTCCAAGTGTTATTTTCTTATTAATTTCATTAAAGGTTCTTTTGAAAATAATATTTGATATTTCATGTCGTGCATTGTTTGCAATAATTTTTGCTTCATAAGCAGAAATTACGTCATCTTCATGAATATCTTTCAGAAAGCTGGTGTCAAGACGTTGTACTATTTCAGCGTTCATTGATCGCTTATTGGCTTTTGCAGAAATTTCTATTTTTTCTTTTACTTCAACGGGAAGTCTGATCCTTAGTTGTGGATCTTCTCTGCTCATGTTCTTCACCAAATATTGAGTTACTTGCAATGATTGAAGTATGCCTCACCGTGTGCTTGACATCAATGACGCACGGTGTGACAATTATTTTGCCCCACGGTGGGGCTAAGGAGATATGAAATGCAAAAAGCAAAAGAGATGTGTCAACGACGAGTTCGTTTTCCGGACGATGTGAAGTTAGCTATTGAAAGAAATGGCGAAAAAGAATGCCGAAAGTTCAATACAGAGATTATCTATCAGCTGAGGAAAGTGTATGGACTCACTGGTGAGAAGAATAGCGTGGCATAAAACAGCGAAGCCCCACGGTGGCCAGACCGTCAGGGCTTCAGTATCGTAAAACTACGTATAGGAATTAACGACATGACGAGTATAGCAACAGCGGTATCTACTATCAACGTGCCATTCCACGGCGCAGAGCTTTATGTTGTCAATCATAACGGCGAACCATACACCCCAATGAAACCAGTCGTTGAAGGTATGGGGCTGGACTGGAAAACGCAGTTCCGCAAGTTGCAACAACGCTTTAAGAGCTGCATGGTCGAAATGACCATTCAGCTCCCCGGTGATACTCAGCGTCGTCTGGTTATCTGTCTTGCTTTACGCAAACTTGCAGGTTGGCTGCAAACCATCAGCCCTAACAAAGTCCGCCCTGAAATCCGCGACAAGGTAATCCAGTATCAGGAAGAGTGTGACGATGTGCTCTACGAGTACTGGACTAAAGGCCATGTGGTTAACCCACGCAAAGCTAAAAAGGCGTTGCCGGGTAAAATAACAACTGAACAGCAGGAAGCCATTAAACAACTCGTCATGAGTCGCGGTCAGTCTCTGCCAAAAGAAAAACAGGCTAAGGCGATGATCACCATGTGGTCGTCACTGAAATCTCATTTTGGCTGTTCGTACAAAGAAATTGGTGAAGATCAATTTGCCGAAGCGTTGTCTCTTGTTGCTCGGGTTCCGCTTGAAGGGGAGTATCTCCCTGCTGGATCTGCATCAGAGAATGATGAAGTGGCAGTCAAGATGTTAGATGCGCTTCGTGAGGCAATTAAAACACAGACAAAATGTTATGGTTATCCATTGAAGCCCGGCTACCGCAGTCTGATTCATTCTCCGTCTGGTGTTCTCGGTCTGACGGAGAACTCACTGCTGATGAATCTGCTGAACCAGTTACAGGAAGACGGGCACGATGTATCGGGCGCGGCGGCGGAGCTGACCACCATGTTCTGTTACATCGTTGGTGTGAGCAAATGCCTGCGTGATATCCAGACGCACGCGGAGTACATCAACGACAAGGCAGGGTTCTTCTGACGGGCGGCGGCACAGGGATGTGCAAAACGAAACTATCGTGACATGTCACAGGCCGCTTTCGCGGCCTTGTTTTTAACGAATGCCACCGCCGCCCGGGCGGGAATCCGCAGAACGCCCACCGCAGCGGGAGCCGTCAGCAGCAGTGTCGCTGTCGTGCTGACAACGACCGGCAAAGGCCTGAGTTGAAGCTACCAGAGACAACAAAACGAACAGTGCAGCAAATGCTTTTTTCATTGTGAAATTTCCATCTATAAACCACCTCAATGTGGCGTCAATGAGTGTAGCACTGACTTTTGTTTCGCCCACAAAAAAGCCCGCGTCGCGGGCTTACTCTTCTTCTGGTGTTTTATCTTCAGCGTTCTTCTTTAAGCTCGGTTTTTGTCTGAGAACAAAAATACCAGCCACTGCAACAACTGTACCGATCACTGTGCCAGCTAGAACTTCATGACCTGTTAAACCTAATAATGTTGCACAAGCTACTGTAAAAATAGTTGCACTCAGGCCAAACCACTGCCCACGTTTATCTCTATTAATAGCCCCGTCAAGTGCCTTTTCCTCCATTTTCTGGCGGTGAGCAAACTCCTTCTCCGTCAGCTGGAAGATGCGTTCGGGGGCATCAGGTAAAATATCCTGATACCCGCGAAGCAGATAGGGGGGAGGAAGCGGACCCTGAAACGCATGGTGAGCGACAACTATCTCCTGAATTTCAGGGCGATCAAGAACTCTTGTGAAGGCATCTGGGTGTTGAATGATCTCGTTACTTAGCCCTTCCTCAACTTCCTCGAACTCAGTTTCTTCGTTATCACTTGGTTGCCCAATAGATTTTTGCATATTTGTCGAAGGACATTCCTTTAGCTTCTGGTTTTCCTCTTGCATTTGAGTTTTTCCCTGTCACTATTGCCCATTTTCCGCCAGCAGGCGCTGCAATTTTTTTTCCGTTCTTTACTATATATTCAGCATAAACACGATTTTCTGACCGTCTGAGATCGTCTCCGACCATATTCATGTCTCTTGATATAACTTTGACGACAGAGTCTCGGTTTAAAGCCTTGGCATAGTTGGAGCCAGGAACGATACCCAAAGGGGTGCCAGACTCTATAGCCAGCTCCTTGACATATCTTCTGCTCATATGAACCTCAACCAATCGACTTTACCAATCGGGTAATTTTAAACATGAGTATAATGCTTTTAACTGCAACGAGTGTAAACAATTATTGATAATTGTAGGCACATCCATGTGCCGCCGCCCGTCAGAAGAACCCTGCCTTGTCATTGATGTACTCCGCGTGCGTCTGGATATCACGCAGGCATTTGCTCACACCGACGATGTAGCAGAACATGGTGGTCAGCTCCGCTGCCGCGCCCGATACATCGTGCCCGTCTTCCTGTAACTTGTTCAGCAAATTCATCAGCAGTGAGTTCTCCGTCAGGCCGAGAACACCAGACGGCGAATGAATCAGGCTGCGGTAGCCGGGCTTCAGTGGGGCACTGTAGGTTTTGTTCTCTATCTTCATCGCCTGCATCACTGCTGACGCCGTGGCGTTGGCTACCTGGTCGGCAACCATCTTTATGCGTTCTTCCTGCGGGAGCGAGTTTTTAATGTAACTTCCGGTGCGGCGGATCTGAGGAAGAACCTCACCTGTAACCCATTCAAGAAATCTGAATGCTCTCGTTCCCTCAGTCATTGCCTCTTTGCAACGCAGAATAAGGATGTAGAGACCTGATTCTGAAACGATGGATAGTTCTTGTATTCCACCAGGGGTCTGTATTGAATACAGCCCCTTTTTGTTCCAGCCTTTTTTATCAAGTTTTCTCGCTTGTGTAACATCAATATTCAAAGCATTGCACACATCTTTGGTGACAAACCAAGGTTCTCCGTCAATCATGAACATACGGATCTGGCAGGATGACTCAAAGGAAAAGATGGAAGGTTTGGTATTCATGGCGATCACCTTTGTAGTTAGGTTAATCACCACCGCTGAGACCAATCAGATGGTGGTGAACTGTGCAGAGTTGGTCTTACCGGCTACAAAGGAACCCGGCGCACCTTTCGGTGCCCCCACACAGCCCACCATAGAATAGGTGCGCTTTACACATAAAAAAACCGCTTATGCGGCATATGTGCCTCTGTAGTAATCCGGGAGACCAATCCCGGCACTGGATTTTGCCAGTGCTCGATTACTATGGCACAAGAGGAGTGCGATGTAAATTTACCGCAAAGGTAAATATAAGCACTCCGCTTGGTAATTGCAAACCTTATCTGGTTTGCTTTCGTAATTGTTCGGCACAATAGTCGAGATGTGTTTGCAGATCCTGCATAGACATCTGTGAGCTGGTGACGTAGTTAATCAGTGCAGTCAGTTCGGCAAGTGGGCCATCGACATTAAATCCATCCTTATCGAGATCCCGGAGTAATTTCATCAAGTGCGATCCCTCCACTAGTGATCTGACGCCTCCCGGCGTGTGAATCCTTTCGGTAAATCCGTCTTCCAGTGGATAGTGATACTGCTGCATCTTATCTTCTCCATGCAATAACTGTATGTTTATACAGTATCAAATAATTTGTTTGCTATCCAGCACGTTTTGCGAATCACCTGAAAGGTAATATCTGTTCGTATTTATGGGTTGTCTATCCATATGTGGTTTTTCAGGTAATAGAATAACCGGATATGCGGCGCAACGGGTGCTGCGACTATCTGGAGATTTAACATGACGGTCTCAACCGAAGTTGACCACAACGAATACACCGGTAACGGCGTTACGACATCATTCCCGTATACCTTTAGGGTTTTCAAGGAATCTGATCTGGCAGTACAGGTGGTTGACCTTGACGAAAATATCGCTGTGCTGGCTCTTGATACTGATTACACTGTCACTGGGGCTGGTGGATATAATGGCGGTAATGTAATTCTGTCGAAGGCGTTAGCTAACGGTTATCAGATTTCTATATCACGAGAGCTACCGGTTACGCAGGAAACTGATCTGCGAAATCAGGGAAAGTTTTTCGCTGAGGTGCATGAAGACGCGTTAGATAAGCTGACGATGCTGATACAGCAAGTCCGCAGTTGGTTTAGCCTGGCGCTGCGCAAGCCATCATTTGTGGCAAACTATTACGATGCTTTGAATAATTACATCCGCAATTTGCGCGATCCTTCCAAGCCTCAAGATGCAGCTACAAAGAATTATGTTGATAATATTGTTAATGTGAATATTAACAGGACATTACGGGTTCCAGATAATTTTATTGAACCACTTCCTCCAGTTCATTTACTGGAAGAAACTGTCATTGGTATCGTCAATGGTAAACCTATAGGTGTACCTGTGCCTTCTGGCAGTGCCGCAGATGTTCTTCTGCAATTATCTAGCGCAGGAGAAGGAAAAGGTGATGCATTAATTGGTGTAAGGCAGCCATTTGCCGGGGCTGTAACTATAACTCAGCATGAAAACAATGCTCTTTTCTTAAATGTAAAACAATTCGGAGCAATTGGGGATGGGAAATATCATCCATTATCTGAGAGGTTTTCTTCAATTTCTGAAGCAAAATCCTTATATCCTTTTGTTGACTCATTATCTCAGTCAATAGACTGGGCCGCGTGGCAAGCTGCCATTAACACAGGAAAGGTTATTTATGGTACTGATAATGCGTATGTAATAACGGATACGTTAACACCTGTTTCTGGTGGTGGGATAATTGGTCTTGGTGTGGGCAAATGGGGCTCTGGATATACTGCAACATTTGCTCCTGATATTACCACAGGGACCACATTCCTGATGTACGGTGTAGGAAATAAAAAATATACTGTAGATTGTGTTTCTAATATGGATGTTAGTGGTGGTGTGGTTTCTAATCCATCTTC